CAAGTTTCACATTTGGTGAGGACGGTTCACTCGACATGGTTGTGTCGGGTGCCGGACACTACAATCACCACCTGTGGGACTATGGCACTGATTCACTGCTCGTGACACGCTATTGGTGGTTCATACCCGTAAGCGTGACGACCTATGCCGTTGAACGCCGCCAAGTGGCGAAACACCGGCAACTGGTGCTCATTACACCCGTGAAGCAGTTTGAGGGATTCTCCGCGCTGATCGCCCACCATTTACTGGAGGGCCACCACCTCGACCGATTCGACCCGGTCGTGCGCAACAGCGGCGGAGAATCATTCGTGAGGTTTAAGGTACACTCGGCTGACAACACGTTTGTCACGACTGCACGCCCAGGCAACATGCTCTGTGCAACGGTCCCTGCCGAGTATGACGATGTGATTGCCATGGCCGCCCGCATCAACGTTGCTAGCATCCAAGTTAGCACGACGAGCGGCTGGCTCCCGGAGGCGTACGATCGTAAGACCGCGTTGGTGCTCACTGAGTACCACCGGCTGTTTGACGCCGCCAAGCTTCGCACCGTCTTTCCCGTTGACTATTCGGTTAGAGCGTACTCTTTTGAGCCGCGCCGCTACGAACAGTCTGAAAGACCCAAGATCGAGGCATTTATGTCTCCTTTGGTCCACGCGGCTTTCGCGCCAGTAAACAACGCCGCCTGAGCGGCAATGTGTTGAAGGACGCGTTCACGGCCTAAAACGGCCGGAGCCCCAAACCAGCGAGTTCGTTAACAGATGCATTTCGGACTTCGCGAACGCAGTCGTGGGTGACGCAGTTCTTGAACCAATCGAGGATGAGGATGTAGCAAAGAAACAGACGCGACCACAGCAGAAGCTGTCGTTGTGGCGTGCTTTCATTTCTGGACCACGGATCCAGCGAGGACTCAAGTGCTTTGTGAAGGCTGAGCCGTACGGAAAGGTAACTGACCCGAGGCCCATTAGCGTTTACAATGACCAAGACAAGCTGGCAATGGCGAAATTTGCCTTGCCGCTCTCGGAGCACTTGAAGCAGTTCGCTTGGTACGGACCTGGGAAAACGCCTGTACAAGTCGCACAGCGGGTGGCCGACATTTGCTCCAAAGCTGAGATGGTGAACGTCTCCGATTACCACAGGATGGACGGAACGATCACGTACTTGCTGAGGAACGTCGACCGATCGGTGTTCATGAAGGCCTTCAAACGCCATCAGCCCGCTCTGAATGATTTACTAAACCGGAACTCTGACAATGTCGGAAGATTCCCATTCGGAACCTCAATGGAACAAGGATCTGCTCACGGATCGGGGTGCTCTGCTACGAGTGTTTCCCAAACTTTGCGAGCTGCTTTTACAGCCTATCTTGCTTACCGGCATGCCATTAGCCCCGCTACAGGCGCCGAGTATACGCACGACGAGGCCTTTGGAGCCCTCGGAATCCACCTTGGTGATGATGGACTGGACGCTGACCTACCCATCGACGCCCATCGGTGGGCCGCACGCAAGGTTGGACTCAGACTCGAAGCAGGCACTGTTGGCCGAGGGGACCGAGGGGTCACTTTCTTGGCTCGCTATTACTCACCAGATGTGTGGAATGGACGTCTTGACTCTATGTGTGATGTCAAAAGACAATTGTCCAAGCTCCACGTTTCGGTTCGCCTCCCTCCTGGGGTTGCGCCTGAAACAAAACTGGTGGAAAAGGCAATGGGATTCGTCGCAACTGACCCAAACACACCTGTCGTCGGGGAGATCTGCCAGAAGGCAGTGGCACTCGGTGGCACTCAGCGATCTAAGCGCAAGTTCGGAATCGCTTCCTGGTGGGGAAAGTTTGCCTCGGATGTCCAGTTTCCCAACGACAATGGTGACGGCTGGATGGACGCGGAGTTTTGTGCTCAGTTTCCAGAATTCGACCGTCAGCTGTTTGACGGGTGGCTCAACTCCTGCGGAACCATTGGATCTCTGCTGGAAGCGCCTCTTTGCGCTGAAATTGAGCCTGCCCGTCGAATCGCAGTGCCAGTCGTTGTGGATGATGATGTCCTCCCTGCCAAGCCAGCACCGTCAGACGAGGACGGTGGAAGCACCGAGAGCGCCAATGCGCACTCCCCCCCCAAGCCCAGGGCGAAGAAAACGCCCAAACAGTGTCCAACCCCAGCGGGCGTCGACCCCCCAACTGCCAGCGAGCCCGATCGCAGCGCCGCAGAAGGGTGGACGACTGTCGTTAGACGTAAGTCCAAAACGACAACCCGCAAAGAGTCCGCCGAAGCTAAGCCCGCCACCAAATCCAACTCGGAACGTGGCCGGACAGCAGCGGCGAGCGGAACGAGCCGCAGGACTCAACACGCTCCTGAGCGCAAGTCAAGAGCCAGCCCGCCCACATCTGGGGCGCGCGCCCCTTCCGCACGAAAGATGGAATACCG